CTGAGCCAGGGGCAGGGCCGCCTCAGGCCGCCAGCGGATCGGGGCTCCGCCCCATGGGTCCCGCTCCCACATCTGAGCCCCGCCATAGACCAGCCACACCTCCGCAGCCGGGTAGCTGGAGGGCAACACCACCAGATCCCCGGCATCGTCTCGGATGTGGCCCGGACCATCGGGCATAGCGCGACCGCCTGCCATGGCCATTTCCCGCTCCATGGAAGCCTGCGCAGCGGCGTGCTGGCGAAAGTGCGCTTGCCAGTCAGGGGGGAGGTCTGCAGGGATCGTCACGTCTGCCGCGTCCTGCTGGCATCTGCCACTCTGCCCCTGAAACCATTCCCAGGCGATCGCCCGGAGTTTCCCAAGGCCACCTCCCGAGACATTTCGTTTTCGCGGAACGCTTGAACAATCCACCAAGCGACACTCGGCCGGCTCAGCATTTCGTTGCGCCTCTCTTCAGTGCAATCAAGCGGCTTGCCGTCTTCATCGGTAACCCACAGGCTTTCAGAATCGCCAGGACGATTAGCCCAGCCTAGAAAAATATCACTTGCCAAACTTTTGCAGGCTTCTCTGAACGCCTTTGCCTGATGGTTTTCTTCGCTCAGCCTAACGGCCGCATCTACTCTCGCTTCCATTTCGCTTCTTTGGTCATCACTGTCAAGAGTGATAAATTTGCCAACAAAAGTAAATTCTTCCCCGTTAGAAGCGCCAGTCACTTTGAGAAACTGAGCTTCTGGCTTCTTGAAAGTAAATCCCATGATTGTGAAAGTGCGGGTGAGTTTAAGTAAGGCAGAAAATCAATCGCAGACGATGTTCAACTCATCAAGCGTCCCAACAGTGTGCAGGACTTGAACCTCAAAGGTTCGATATGACAAGTCATTTACGCCCTCCATAGCAGGGGTGTTCAGTACGATCTTCGGGAGGTTGATCGTGGTTCGTGCTCCTGCAGGGCCGTGAACGATTTGCATTGCCAATTCTTCGCGGCTTGCATATTTGAGCCAGTAGTCAAAATCAGCATAAGCTGTCCTTCGAACCGTGAAACTGGCTGTTACCACTCGGTTTGTAACTTCTGGCTTTTGAGCGCAGCCAGCATCATCACTGGTGATAACACTGTTGCCAAGCGCCATCGAAAACTTATTCAAGCAATGCGTAACGCCACCAATCGTTACAGTTGGGGTGTTAATACTGCTCACGACTTTAGGGTCGGTTTGCGCTGTGAATGTAGGCGCTGCAGGATAAGCGGCTTGAGTTGGCTTGCTGTAAAGCGAAGTAAACTCCCATCCGTAGTACGGGAAGGCTCCAGCAGCCAGCTCAATAGAAAATGTGCCGCGTGCGTCAGTTCCGTAGAACCTATCACCCCCTACCCATGCCAATAAATCTACAAAATCTCCGGCCGTGTCCAGAGAGGCAATTGTGTAAGTGACCTTTGCCGTAGGCGTTGTTGCGATGGTTTCTGCCATTCCGCAAGCACGAATCAGCGGGCTCAGTCCCGCGTCTGGTGTTCCTGCGGTCCCGCTTCCTGCCATGTAAGAATTGAACTTCCAGGCAAGACGCTGATTGTAGATTTGGCTGGGGCGACATTCTCCGGGCAAGAGATCATCTTGCATGATTACAACCTTTTCAGATTGCTCTTCGACACTCATGTCGTAGGAATAAATGCTATTGGCGCCAGTAGTGGGGAGCGCCAGGCCAGGGGTAGCGCCTCGGATGGCCATTAGCCACGAGCGGGCTTCAGCTCGGATCTTCGTCACTGGTGGGGTCCTCCGTGGGTTGAGCAGGGTTCAGTAGTCCCACAACGGTGGGATCCGCTGACGGTTGTTGCTGCATCATATCGCCGTCCCAAATCCATCCACCTACGTCGGGGATGGGATGATCTGGCCTGATGGGTTGATTCATGGGAATTGAGTGTAATCAGTTGAGGAAGTTGAGATGTAGACATAGAATAGCAGCCTCATGCGTGCTGCTGATCCTTCCTGAGCCAACTCACGGCCTGAGTATCTTACGCCTCCGACCATGGGCATTTGCTCAACAGTTGTATAGAATACATTTGTGATTGCCTGCCATTGCGGGTCTGAGATCTCATCGATGTTTTCAGATACTTTCAGAGTATAGAAGACGTCAACATGCAGGACAATGCCGTGCGTTGTGACGCCAATTCCATCAGACTCACCCGCAGGACGGCGAGGGTTAAAGCCCGGACTATCGGGTCCGCTTTCCGCCTCGCTTACGGCGATGACTGCTCCATCTGCTGTCTCGTTTTCTCCGACAGGCATGTATCGGCCCAGGTAGGCCGCCGAGACGCCGGGGATCGCAGCCAGCAGGGGGATCAGCGACTGCTTGAACTGAAGGGGGAGACTCGCGGTCATCAGCGGGGGGATTGCCGCTGGTAGACCAGCGCCAGCAGGGTAACGGCCACACCGCGCCACTCGCCAACGGCCTCACCCTGCAGGGGTCTGCAGGCAATACCTCCCGCGTGCGCGTGGCAGGAAGCCCATGCCGCCGTGGGAATCAGTGCAGCGATGATCATGCACGCAATGGCAAATAGGATTGAGTATAGGGTGATTTGACTATTCATGGCTTGTAAAGGTTTCTTGCCCTAAGATGCTCAACCAATTTGGTCATTTCGTTTGCATCTTTTTCTGCATAATCTTCAAGTGCTTGGATCCTTGCTTTCATTTCAGGGAGTTCTCTTAACTCTCTCTTGATGTCGCTTACATCGTTTCGCATCGTGATAGCAGCGCTGAATATCCCAACCAGCGCCAATGCCATCACTGCTCCAATCGCCTGCCCCAGAGCATTTGATCCAACGCTGCTCCATGTTGTTGGTGGTGTGACTCCATTGGAGGACGGCGACGGCAGTTGTTCAGTCATTGCCGCGCAAAATCGAAGCAACCTCACACCCACTGTAGCGGGGCTTTGCGCGGGTGCTGAAACGCGAACGACACTGGGAGCCGTGATCGTCATGGCTGCGTCATGACGTCCTCCAGCGCTGCTAGGAAGGCGGGGTCCATATTGCGCGTGGTGGCAGCAGCTAGAAACTCTTCGGCCAGCAATGCCCCGTTTTCGGGATCGAGTTCTGCCAGGCCTGCCAGAAGAGCTGATAGAAATGGCTGCCAATTTCCGTCCCTTCTCCAATCATCAAAACGCGAGACTTGCGCAATGGTTGAGAATGGGTTCAGTTCTCCCATTGCTACAAAGTATTCCTTAAAGCCGTTCGCGGTTTGCATGTCATTTGCTAGGCCATCCCAATCAGGCCCAGGGGGAGGGGGCGGCAGATATGCAGACAGGGCATTCTCTATTTCTGCATCAGTTGAGGTGAGGGGCAGGATCAAAGGCTCGCGGCTTGGATTGTCGTCATCTGTTATGAAGATGCCGTCTTGTTGATAACTGATCATGGCAAAGAAGCGATGCGGAACACTGGCAGCGCACCCCGGTTGCCAGATATAAGAGTGGTTGAGGCGCCTGTCATATTAGGCCATGAGCCATATACTGATGTTAGTCTTCGTGTAATCGCTACAGTGGTATGACCGGTCCAAAACGAAAGATTTTCTACGCTTGTCTCGTAAAAGGACGATGCATCAGTCTGAGACTGTGTAGTCAGTGCGATGTTTGAACTTCCGTATGCTACGGCGAACCAATAAAGGCGATAAGCTTCTAGGGTAGCGGTTGCGGGCGTTAGGCCCGTCGTTGCTTGGACTATTGTAGTTGATGCTGCCGACATATTGGCGGTATGTATTATAGGATTTCCAGTTATATCGCCTTGAGATGTAGATTCATAGATTGCCAATTGAAAGCTAGTCCCTGGTGATGAAGTTGTGACTCTTCCCGCCAGTCCGTCGATCACCATACTTCTTTGAACCCGAAATGGCATCATTTCTATGATGTTTGTAGCACCAGGAGTTGTGCCCTGGGCAGGGTTTGTTTGTGACCCACATGTCCAGCGCCCTGGCGCATACCCATCCACAATAGGAATGCTGCCCGTCGCCCCTGTTGCACTTAACTCCCCGCTATATATAGACAACCCGCTTCCAAGTGATAAGAACTCAAATCTGTTCGTTGCGTTATTCCAATACAGAAGTCTTGTTGCCCCTGGATTGATTGCGCTGATTTGCGAGCTTAAAGCTCCATCAACCTCCAGAATTTGTCCTAGATTTGAATTAACAGAAATATCGCCCTGCAACATTGCTGTTCCGGACCAGTCTGGGAACGCAATCACTTGCGGCTCTGTGAGCGCTGAAGCGTCGATAGTGAGCGAATTGCCGCCGACCCGCTGCAGGCCAAACCGGCCCGAGGTGTCCGCAAAAAGGCTGAACCCACTCGCCGGGGGTGCAGGAGCCGCGCCTGGCAGGAATGAAGCCAGGGTCAGACGCCCCGAGGCCTCGTCCACGGTCAGGCCCGACGCCCCAGCAAATGCTCCCGCAGACGATCGAAACTGAGTCTGGCCAGAGCTGCCGCCGGGGGATCCAGCCGCAGCCACTAGAAATCCGCCGGTCACGCTCAGGCCTGTCCCGAGGGGCAGGTGCTCCAGCCGGCTCGTGGAATTGTTCCAAAACACCAACCGATCTGCCGCAGGGTTCACGCCACCTATCGCCTGATTCGTGACGCTCAACACCTGCGACGCGCTTACCGCTGTTGTCACTGCTGCCAGGTGAGGCAGCGCCGCCACATGGCCGCTCAGGGCCGCCGCCGCCGCCCCAGCCGGCTCTGCACCGATCGCGCCAGGGGTCAGCGCATCCGCTCCGCCAGTTGCGTGGGTGCTGGCGTGGGCCGTGGGGGGACGCGCATTGCTCAGCCGGCTGTCATCCCCCGCCGCCACCGATCCGGCCGTGGTCCCAACGTTGCGAGTAGCGGAGTCCCCCAGCCCCAGCGTCCCGATCTGCGCGGTCACCTCTGCCTCGATCGCCGCTGCGTGAGCGGCTGGGTCCGCCAGATGAGTGCTGATTGCTGAACCAATCGCCCCTGCCGCCCGCGCTGCGATCTGATCGGGGGTCGTGCGGACCGTGGCCACCCGGTTAGCCGTGCCGGTGCCGGTGCCCGCGGCGCTGCAAACGAACTGGAGGCCCGCCACGGCCGTCACACCCGCTGGCACGCCGCACGCCTGCCAGTTGGTGCCAACGCCAACAGAGACGATGCGGTAGCCCAGGCCTACCACCAGGGCTGTCGCAGCCACGGGGGAGCCGACCAACTGGTCGCACGGGACCGCCTCGCTGCCTACCAGTGGAGCCGTGGCCGGTGAGAGGTTGCCGAGAATGTTGTCAGGCATTGATGAACCCCTGCGCTGTGGTGATCGGATTGCCGGTGGCTGTGACAAGCCGCTCGCCGGTAGCAGTTGTGAGCACCCTCGGCCCATAAATTGGGGGAGGCGCTGCGATTGGACCGCTCACCGGCACGCGACAAAACGCAAACGCCGCCGACGGCATCGGATCATGCTCAACCGTAAAGATTTCGCCGTCGTAAACCAACTGATCACCATATTTCAGATCAGCCAGTTGTGAAGCGAGGCCAAGGATGCTTTTGTTGTAAAAAGTCTGTTCTCCCTGAATCGCCATCGTTGATTCCCCCCGCAGGACGCCGAGACCGCCCACCCCTTTGACGCTGAGGGGTTTCCCCATGTCAGACAGGAACGCGGTCACGGCCTCCAGGGTGTCAATCATCAGTCCTCACCACCCTTTGCCGGTTTGGCGGAGGGTTTGGCTGGAGCGTTGGCTGCAGCGTTGGCTGCAGCGTTGGCTGCAGCGTTGGCGATGACGCCAATCTTCAGCAGGTGGGCGGCCTGCTCCTCCGTCAAGGAGGAGATGGTATTGCCCTCCAAGAGAATCTCCCCGTCATGATTAACGGGGCCAAGATCAGTGACGATGTAGGACATAATCAAATAACGTTTTGAAGAAAGTAGCCAGCATCAGACGCAATGATAAGCTCGTTCACAAACTCGCCGGCAACTGCAGAGCGCCCCCCGAGCAGTCCTACATGCGGTTGGCTAATCTCCCCAGCGACTGGGAGCCCCCACTGAGCAGTAGCACCAAACGTCAGGCCACCAGTCCTCAAGCTGGTCAGAGGATTCTGATGCAAGAAGCACATGTGATTGCCCCAAAGCCTGGTGTAAGTCGGCGATTGACCCTCAACAGCACTGTTGTAGCGCCCTTCACCAATGTAAATGGCGTCAAGCTCAAACAACTCGGCAACCGCTTGAAGGCTGGCAGGCGCACCTTGACCAGAACTATTCCCATTGCTGGGAGCGGTTAGGCATGACGTTAGCTTACTGTTGCGGCGTAACTTAATCCATGAGGGCCTATTGATGATTGCAATGTTTGGCCGCACGTCCATGCCTTCCAGCGCTGTCATGACTAAATCAAAGGGATCTGAATCAGCGTGGCTGAATTGACTAGACCCGCTCAGTGTCTGACGGTTTGCGGCCGGATATGTTGCAGGGTTAAACAACAGATCCGCAACACGCTTTTCCCTGCCAAGTGCCACAACCTCTCGGATGGCAAGAATGTTGGAGCTGACAGGATTGTATCCGGGAAGCGACTCGGCGGCTCTAACGTCCTGTTCGGGAATCAGGGTTTCCATCCCATATGCATGAACAATACCGGACTCCTCAGTGGCGCTGATTTCCATCTGGTTAGGGCGCCCTTTTCGTCCGACCTTGGTTTCCCGAAGCGTAAAGAGTTGCTCTTTGGCATACTTAAACCATTTGAAAGTTTCGGCTTCTACCGGAACCCGAGGCATGACATCGTCAGCGATAAATTGCCTATTACGATAAGAAAGCCAGACCGCCAGATACTGAGGAACTGATGGAAAGGGATAGTTAAATTGAGCCATGGTAAGAGTTGGTTACCTCAGTGATTAGGTGGCACCCTGGACATGGCCAGGATTGATCAAAACGGATCCAACGTCGCCGACGACGCCAGATACAAGCGCAACGCCCCCGGTACGATTGTTCACGCCTGCTGCGGGTGCGGCGGTGATGGCTCGCCCGTCGCTGTCGGACACCAGAAGATCGCCTCTTGTTACGGTCCCGCCATAGACGATTCTGACCGGGCCTGTTACATGAACATCAACGGTCATGCCGGTTGAGGCATTGAGGTAGCCAGTCGTGACGCCATCGCTAACGCCAAAAATCGCGTCAGTCGCTGCAGCGGCCTGCACGATTGTTCGATTGGCTGATCCAAATTTGACAAACCGGTTTGGCTTGACCGTTCCGCCTGCGTTGTAGGCAAGCGTCAGGAGAGGATTGTGCTGAGTCATTTTCTGTTACCAAAGTGTTCGGTTTTGGCCATTTCAATCGCCTGAAGGGTGTTGATTGAACGACCCGCAGCCTTGGCCTCATCCTCAATCTGCTGGGCTCTGCTTGCCAAACTTTGAGCTAACGCGAAGTCAACGTTGGGATTGGCAACAGATTCAGAGCCTTTTTCCTTTTCAGGAGCAACGGCAAAGGCAAGCGGCGCAGGGGCCTGCTCATTACGAGTTGTGGAGGCGTTCGCCCGCAGCTGCCGTTCAGCCGCCAAGACCGCCTGAGCGGCTTCAGGGCCGGTGGTCCTGCCGTCAGCCGCCAGGCGTTCGATCAGGGCCTCATGGCCGGGCAGGGACTGAGCCCGCACCTCAGCAGCACGCTGAGCTTCGGACGCGGCGCCTTCAGCACGAGCGGTAGCTTTGGCGGCTTCCAGCTCGGGGGCGAATTTCTCGCGTTCGGACGCGGCGCCTTCAGCCCGTAGGGCGTTGGCTGCGTCCTGATTTTCGGCGGCCCAAGTGGCCACCTGTTCAGACAGGGACGACATAGAAGATTCAACAGGGGGCAATTGGGCCACAACTGGGGGTGGGGGACCAGTCGAGGCCATTTGTTCCATTCTCGCACCACCCGCAATGGGCCGCCACTTGCCGCGATCCGTCATCTCTGCCACCAGCTCATCCATGGTCCGAAACCCATCTGCCAGGCCTGCGTCGATGGCCTGCTTACCGATGAACACCCGACCATCGGCCATGTCTGAAAGGACTTGCTCAACACTTCGCCCGCGATTCCTTGCTACGTCATTCACGAAGATGCTATAAAGAGTATCTACTCTATCTTGAATGACTGCTTTATCTTTATCGCTAAGTTTTTTGGCATCTGATCCGACAGTTTTATATTTTCCCGCATAAATCTGAGTAACGTCAAGTCCTGCCGCTTCCATAGCTCGCGCCTTGCTCACATGACGGATCATCACGCCAATGGATCCGGCCAGAGCTACGGGCGAGCCCATGTAAACCTGCTCTGCCGCTGATCCAATCCAGTAGCCAGCACTTGCGGCCTGCTCGCCCACCAGTAGCGCCGTTGGCTTGATCTGTCTCGCCCTGAACAGCGCCGCCGTTGCGCCAGGAGTCCCCGCCACAGCGCCGCCGGGGGTGTCGGCGTCGATCACAATTGCTGAGATTTTTGGATCATCGGCTGCCGCTGTGATGTCTCGCGCCAACAGCTCCGAACTGGTGCCCCCCGAGACATCCGCCATCATGTTCATCCGTTGGCTGATGACTCCCTGCATGGGAATGATTGCCACTCCATTGCGCACCTCATAGCCTCGCGACGGCCCAGCCAACGGCTTCCCGGTTCGAGCCTCAATGGCGGCCATATCCAAGGGCTCGCCTGATGCCCACCGTTCATAAATCGCATGCACATGATCCCCCCAATCCGGGAGGATGGCCCACGGCGCACAAATCAGGTCGATGATTTTGTTCATTGGTTCATGTTAGGGGGAGGATCCCCTCCAGGCTGGTCCCCTCCAGGCTGGTCTTCAAGGTCTTCAGGGTCATCCGCCGGATCAGGAGCCTCGGCTTGTGCCTGCGTGCCGAGGGGGGGGAGCTCACCATCTCTGCGGGATTTCGCCTCTCTCACCCGTAGTCGGTGGCGGGTGTCGTAGTCGCCGCCGTCGTACGCCAGGGACTCCTCAGCCTCCGATGTCAGGAACTGCGCTCGCAATTCTGCCGCCTTGGCCTCCTGCAGAGGATTAAGCACAAATTTGCCCGAGCCGGTCCAGGTCGCGCGGTTAAACGCAGCCCGCGTAAATGGATCAGCCAGATAGCCAGGGGCGTCAATGATCCCATCGACGACAGAATCAAACAGCCAGGTTTCATAGGTAGGCTGGCAAAGGTCTGTAATTGCATCAGCTCTGTCGATAAAGACAGTCTGAAACCATTGCTGAAAAGCAGCTTGAGCTGCTGTATAAGATGTGGTGAATTTGCCGATCAGTATCTCCGACGGCATAGTTAAACCCATGGCGATAATCTCAAGCCACAAATGAAAAAATGGCGCTGCGTTTGGATTAGGCCGACCTGGCGTGGGGCTGGTGATGGTTTCACCAGGCAAAGTGTTGACAATTCGCCCGCTTTGCAAGGCTGTGCCTGCTTGTCTGGCCTCTAGTCCAAGTTTAACGTAAGCTAATTTTTGCTCTTCGCTATAGATTGCATCAAAACTATCCGGGTTCATCTGTGCAAAAATTGCATCCGTCGCGCAGTTCACCGCAGCGTCCAGTTCGGCATCCGCATAGCGTCCGGCTTGCTTCAGCGTGTCCGTAATGACGCTGGGCAAAGGCGTCCCGCGCGATTGTCCGGGGCGGCGCATGGTCTTCCACTGCGCAACCGCTTGTCTGCCGTTCCCGTCGCGGATTTGTATCTCAGTCCATGTCCTGTTGGATGGCAGATACGATGAAGACGGGTGATGATTTGCCACCCATATTGACTGAATTTCACCGTCTACACTTCGCTGAATACCTTCAAAAAGTTGCGCTGTGTTTGCGCCGTTGTTGTCATTACACACCCTATCCGCTTCAATTAGCTGTACGGCGGTCCGAAAAGGCCAGTTACGACGCTCTTTTACTGTGAATACTGCAAAAATATCACCGCTAGACTTTGCAGAATGCGCCCCAAGTCGCTGCATTTGATAGAAGCTCTGATCACCTTCAACTGATGCACGCTTGTCTCTTGCCCACATGTCAAAACGCCTCTCAACTAATTTTTGCCATTCCTCCGCCCGCTCATCTGTCCATCCCAGCTCCTCCACATCAATTTGCGACTGCATCCGCAGCCCCTGGCCGATGACATACTCTGCCCATCGGATGACGCCAGCCGCCGCGATCGGGTTGGTTCGCGACAGCTCGCGGCTAGCGGCCCGTTGATCCAGCAGTTCAAACTGATCGGCCCCGTTGGCGTCACTCGCCGTGGGTCGCCACAGGCCGAACACCTGCCGACCCAGGCCTGCATTGCCCATAATCGCGGTGGCTGCCGTCGTGGGCGCCGCCGTGGGGGGCGTGGGGGCAACGGGTTGGCGGCGACGCTTTCCCATCACCAGGTGGGCACGCCGACGCGCACCCGTGATCGGCCCTGCGTCCGGGCTGTCACCTGCTCAATCTCAATCTCCAGGTCCTTGATCGCCTGTCTAACCTCCCGCAGGTCAGCACGACGGAACCGCGAACCGTCAGGCCCTGAGCTGATGTCATACTCCTGCCCGTTCTCCAGGATTTTGGCCTCTGCCGCCCGATATTCGGCCAGCCGTGTTTGGAGATCAGCCAGAGTTGCCATGGCCCCATCATACTCACGCGAAATGCAAACCATCCAAAAGACTGGGGGGCCTTTCTGGGGTGTTGCTGATCGTGGCCATGGCCTGGCGCTCTAGCTCGGCCCACATGGCGTCCATTCGGCCCCAGCGTCTGGAGTAGTGCTGCATCGCAGCATAGGCGTAACGCCTGCCGTCACCCGCTTCATCTCTGCATCCCCCTGGTAACTCCCATGTGTAGACGCCCGAACCGCGCTTAATCTCCCTGAGCTTCCACGGGAACAATTCGCTCATTGTCTGCTCACTGCAGGCACGCCCCAGGTGAATGTAGCCAGGTCCGGGAGTCTTTACGTTTAGCTGGGCAAGCAAATGATTTACTGATCGCTTATAGCCTACCGGATAATACATCACGTCTTTTCCTAGTCGATTAGCTTTTTTGTTTTTTGCTGTGTATTCAGCAGCCTGGCCCTGGCCCAGCAGGGGAGCGTCAATCTGCGGCATGCCCCGAACTGGCGCCCACTTGCCCAGTCGCTTGGCGCACCATCGCCTAACGCTTTCGGTGCTCAAGCCACCCTCATCGATCATCCCAAAATGCATGGTCAACCGCGCGGCATCTTGGCGATGCCAGATTGCCTGGCTCACCACGGCATCGAGCCGATCGAGCGTTTCCTGCTGAGATGGGTCGCCATCAATAGAAAACTCCGCCAGGTGCCACGACTCTTCCCCACGTCCAAACCCCCAGACCTGAATCCTGAGACCCTCCCCTCGAGTCCCGCCACCGCCTTGAACATCCACGCCAACAAACACCGCCAGCACGCCTAGCGGGGCCTCCCACGCCGCTCCATCTGGCGGGTAGTTGTTGCCGGCTGTCACATCAAGAGCCCGTTTCGCCAGACCTTCGGCTGTGATCTGAGATGTAAACGCAGGTTCCCAAGGAATTCCCATGTCCGTGTTGTGAAACGTTTGCATGGGATCTGGATCCCCCTGGCGCAACTTCAGAGCAGCATTTCGCCAGCGTCTGGCAAGCTCCGTCCAGCTAGCGGCTCGGTGATAGCTCATGCCTGGGCCAACCTGCTGGGATCGCCAGATAGGGTTGCCTTCGTCGTCTAGGATTTGATTAGTTCGATCGATATTTTTCCCAATTGGACAGGCCCAGCCGCCAGCTTCGTCCATTTTGCGAAGATGTTTGTATTCTATAAGCAAGTTGCAATGTTCACATTTTAATTTGCCTGCATCTTCTCCTTCTTTGATAAATCTTTGCCAAGCATCGCGAGTCATCAGCTCCTGATAGCCGCCGCAATGCGGACATGGATAATATCTAAACTGTTGATCTCCCATCTTAAAGCATTGATCCATGTAGTCGCCAGGATGGACAGGCGTTCCGCCAATAGTGAAAAACGGATCGACAGCAGTTCCTGCTCTTTGCAAAAATAATTGAATCGTGTCACCTTCTGAAAGCTGAGCATAGGCAGCAGGCTCCTCAAGGCAGATGACAGGTCGATTAACGCGACGAGCTGAGCCAGGAGATCCAGCATGCCGAAGGTCAATCAAGAAGCCGTTTCTGCCTTGTTTGTAGTTGTAATTGTTTCTTAGGCTTGTTCTTGATTTGCTAGTACCTAGTGCACCATTCAAGCATGGCGCTCCATGCGCAGGATCAAAAAGTCCCCTGTCTAATTCTTCGTCGCTGTATTTTTTTACTTCTTCATCTGTTGGCTGGACAATCATTATCTTGGACGGTCGCCAGTGACAAAAGTATTGGATAACAAATTTGACATACTCAGACCACCCGACGCGCGAAGGTTTCTGACATACGATGCACTGAACCATAGGATCGGTTGTTGCAAGCATCCAGTCACGCTGATACGGTCTAGTAAACCATTTCTGACGCCCTTCTGTGCGACTGCAGATATAATAATACTTATCGGCGTATTCAGTTCCCGGCAACGGCGGACGTGGTTTAAGTCTTGTCGCCAAAGATTTGGCAAGTGCTTTAACATTGCGGTCAATCATTCTGGCAGATCCTCAAACTCGCTAACTGAAACTTGCTCAAAGACATTAAGGACGATTTTCTCTATGATAAGCATTTGTTCCATTGTTAGGTCTGGTATCTGTAGCTTTATCTGCTTGGCTGCAGCATGGCCAAGTGTAAGCGCCTGGGCGTAGATTGCGGCGGTTGCGGTTTCAAAGTCTTCTCGAAACACAAGCAACCCTTCTGTGATGTCATTTTCCATTTTTTGTCTTCTGTTCTTTTCGTATTCCGTCCATGCTCGCTCGACGTTGTAATCGGGAACAGCTCCGCGACGATCCGAGTCTCTGGGCCTCGGATCTTGGTCTTTTTTTTGTGCTTGATCTGATTTTGGCTTTCTGCCAGATTTTTGACCAAGGCTTTGCATTGTCTTTTTGATTGGGCGGTTTGCCCATGCTTCTTCAAGCCCTTGCCTTGCCAGCACCCAATTTCCATTTTGCTGTTCATTTGGCAAATAGCCTGAATCTCTGAGCCTGTAGAGCTGCTGCTTATGGCAGCCAAGGATCTGACAGGCCTCCGTGGGAGTCACAAAGTCTGGACCCATTGACAGCACGACGATCTATTGAGTCACAATGTTACCGTGTTTGTGACTCGTTGGCTGTGACTCGTCTGTGACGGGGTAGGGGATGGTATGATTTTTGATCGCTTTTTATCCGGTAACATACTTTTTTTTGTCGTATCAACTTTTTGTCCGAGGTTCGAATATACCCACGGAAATTATAACTTGGAAGGACCCACAAAATATCAAACGATTGGAATTGATAGCATAACAAATAACAAACGATCGCAATTGAATGTGAGCAGTATAGTGCTCAACATTATTGGAATAGACAATAGATTGTAATAAGTCTGTGCTTTATTCTTTATCCTTTTAATCTTCGCCGCTCAAGTTCTCTCGCTACGCCTCTCTCGAATGCAATAGGAAACTGTGCCATGTAGGTCTTGAGCGCTACTCTTTGAATGGGGAAGCGTATCTTATACTTTACGTCATCAACTATCCAAATGAATGGTTCATATCCGCGCTTGTCTTTGCCCACCCTTCGAGCAATGAACCGTGGTCGTTGTTGACCGCCCAGCATGAAGCGAGCCAGGCGGGTATCTCCTCCAAGCTCCTTGGCGGCACGCTTGACCATGGCTGGTGTAGGACCAGCCTTACTGCGCATGATGAAGTAGTCGGCCTTCTTCCGCTTGGCTGCTGTCCTGCCCCTTGAGCCGGGGCCTTTCGGTGCGTTCTGTGTGCTGCCAGGGCTGGAGATCATTCCAATCCGACTCATTGCCTGAGTCCACAGCGGGCCTGGAAGGTTGCCGTGTTGATCAATTTCGGCAAGATTTTGATTAGGTATAAGAAAGCTACGTCCAAATCGCTTTTCATACGATTTCTGCTGTCTTTTTCCTCCTCTGGCGTTGATCTCCATGTAACGGCCTGAGGGTGTGCCTGTCGCGGGGGGGCGTGCGTTGAAGTCGTCCAAGGCACCGCCGCCGTAGTTGAAGCCGACGGCGGAGGCAAGGCGCGTGGGGTGGGCATAGGTGGCGAGAAGACCGCGCCTGGTCCAGCGGTTGGGGCCGCCTTGGATCAAAGGGAAGATGTCCCGTTCGATGGCCACCTTGGCCATCTTGGCCGCCTCCGTCATGGCTCTGGCGGTGATCCAGTCGGTTTGGTTCATCAGCGCCGCTGCACGAGCTGCCAGGTCGTTGACCTGAGCGGTGTCAGCGGTGAACTGGATGGATGCCATGCGCTGATCGTAGGCCCATGAAAAAGCCCCCGATGGTGGCCGGGGGCAGTGGGGTGGATGGTGCTGGGATTGAGGATTTTGGCTGGCCGTGGGGAATCAGGCGGGGTGACGTAGGGTGCCACCAGACCAGCGGATTGTGGTGTTGCCAAGGGTCCAGCCTTGGCGAGCCTTGTAGCAGGGTGCTGAGTTGTCATCAGCGGGGAGGGCGGCCAGCATTTGGGCGCGGATAGTTTCGTTGTCGAGCGCCACAGCGATCAGGGAGTTCTTGGTTTTGCGAGCTGTGTAGCCAGCGACTTGGCGGATCCCGTCGATTATCACTTCGACTTCAAACTGAGTCGGACGATTGTGGCTGGCGTCGTGGGCGAGAGCAGTGATCATCGGAGTCGGCGCGTGTGGTGGTGGAGGCCTTGCCTCCGATGCACTTACTGTAACGCGCAGGAACCACTGCAACCATTGCCCTGTAGATTTGTTCACAAGCTGTCACAGTGGTGAGCAGGCATGAAAAAGCCCCCGGTGGTGGCCGGGGGCGGTGGGATGGTGAAGGGCGGGGATCAGACCGCGTCTTCGAGGATGGCTTGAATCAGCTCTTCACGGGATCGGCTGGCGAGCTCGCGGCTGCCGCCGAGGTTGAGGAGGATGCGGCGGAGGCCCAGGAGGCTAGTGGCTTCCAGGTTGCCGGCTGCGGGGTGGGTGGCGTCGATCTCGAACTGACGGCCGTTGAGGGTGATAGTGGCGGTCATGGCTGGCGGGTGGTGGTGGGGTGTTCCCCTGATGAACCTACTGTAACGCGCAGGAACCGCTGCGGTGTCTCCTCTGTGGATCTGTTCACAAGCTGTCACAGTTGCAGGAAGGCATGAAAAAAGGCCCCTTCAGGAGCCTTTGTATCTCATTCATCCTGAGCGAGGGTGTCGTTCAGCTCATCGCAAGCGCTGAGCAGAGCAGCCAGGTTGGACGTGTAGAGCAGTTGCCACTGCTCCGGAGTGCAGGCCTCCGATAGTTCGCCGAACGCCTCAGAGACCGCTTGAGCGTTCTCCAAGACGCGCCCGAGATGGATGATCTGGTTGATATTCATTTTGGAAGGTGCGGTGGGGGTGTTCCCCCGTGCAGCTAATGTAACGGACAGGAACCACTGCTCCGTCTGCTGTTCACAGGCTGTCACATTCGGAGACAGCGGTTTGCCGTTCGGCGTGACGCGCTCGATGCCGCGCCACTCGCTTGGCGACAGCCGCAAGTCCTTCAGGCGTTGTCCGCTCCCAGCAGACAGAGCAGAGGCCTTCGTGGTCGTCTCTGCGCCGGGTGCGCCCGCAGCGCGAGCAGGGGGGCAGGGCTGGGGTCATGAAAAGGGACGCAAATAAGAAGTAAGCAAGAATATGATTAACGTGAGTGGCCAAAAAAGACCAGCAACAGTGCCAAGGCAAATGCACTTAAAAGTTTGCATATAATTCTTAGGCGGAAAAAGACCCGCTGTCATGCCGCTAATCAAAAGAGCCAAACTATAAGCAATAAATAAGTAGCCACAAACATAATTTGACATAGTGGGAAATGCGGGTGAATGTTGTGCCCAACCTGGCGAGGCTGGGCAGGAAATTAAGGAATCATATTGTCGGACCTAAAAATGCAGTGCCAGGCAGATGGCACTTGCTTGCGAATCGCTTCTGCTGCTGCTTCGCGAGATAGAAAAAAGTTTTTTGCTTCTAAATCTTCTGATCCTCCCGGCAGATTTTCAACATATTTAGCATAACAAGTGTAAGCGTGATAATAAAGCTCACCACACGCGCCATACTTAGCGCTTAAATGTTTAATTAGTGCAATGGCTGGGTAAGGCGCTTGATCCATGGGCATTTTAGCAAGCTGTTCAGCTCTTTCTGAAGCTGTAGTTGTCATGGCAATAATGGCGATGGAAATGTTGTGCCCAACCTGGCGAGGCTGGCCGGGACTGGGCGGGTTAGGGGCGATGTGCTGGAGGCAGAAGGTCACTTACGCACTCCACCACCAGTTGCCCCAAAAATCCCAGTCGCTGGCAATGCGGCGGGTATCACTGTTGACCCAGTGAAACCGACCAATATGGCCGTTGCCGTGCCTGTTGATGTAGATGAAAGCCATTGGTTTTTTAGGGGGTGGAAATAATGTGCCCGGAATGTTGACGATCCGGCAGGCTCCGGGCGGGCGAACGTTGGTCAGTCTAGCTGTACCAGTTCAACCCAGTTGGGAAAGTCGGGGTCAAAGGCGGCTTCCAACGCCGGGCGAAGGCGATCTTCCGAGATTCGGACAGTTCCGCCTTCTAATGCAAAATCGTGAAAACCGTTACTAACGACGGTCATATCGAGAACATTCTGAACAGTGATGTTAGACATGGCGGGTGATGCGTTGGGAAATAGTGTGCCCGGAATGCCGACGATTTGGCAGGCTCCAGGCGGGATAGGGGACTTGCCCCATGAACACAATGTAACGCGCAGGATCCGTCAGGGGGCCAGATCACTGGATCTGTTCACAACCTGTCACAGTCGCGGTCTTAGCTTCTCCGCACGTAGGCGCCTCATGCGCTGGCGCTGTTCCTCCCGATATTCCTCGGTCTGCCGACCGCAGAAGCAGCAAAGCTGCAGATGTGCCCACCGCTTAGACAAGGCGACCTGGCCGCACTCGGCGCAACGCGCTACGGACTCGCCAGCGGCCCGACGCTCACGATACGCCGCTGTGCGGTCAGCGCCGCTGGTTCCCATGTGACAAGTTGCGAACATGTTGCACAGCATAGGTGACAAATTGCGTACTGTGACGTGGCCTGCATTCAATTCATGCCAATTGCCATAACTGGCGTAAACGCCAAAAAAACAACGCTTACGGGTGTTGTTAGCAACATTAACATCGCTTCTCTGGAGACAATAGCGGGGGCCAGCTTTACGCTGTCTCACGGTCAGAGAATTCACTGGCGATCCGAAAATAACGAATCAACTCAGTGTCAAGTCTGGGAGCGCTTTGGAGACATAAAATCGGTGCTAGCAATTGTGCGTAACCTAACGCCAGGAACGCGTGTGACAGTAACTGGAACCCTGCGAACAGGCCAAGTGGTAGGTGGGCAATCCCAGGGGTCGGTTTTGTTTGTTGAGACCGTGGAGGTGGTTTCATGATCCCGGTTCTCCCCCTCCGACCGTGGCTAATCACGACCACCGCCGGATCGGCCTCCGTCCTGGCTCGGGGAGAGGCCGCCGCGATCCAGGCAGGCCTGGAACTGGCCCAACCACCGGTGGGCCAGCCGCGCGCCACCCTGATTTCAGCGATCCCGCAGGGGGAGTGGTGAGCCAGCCTTCAAGCGTGGCGGAGGCCCTGCAGGGGTGGCCAAACCCGGCCACGGTGCTGGCTCATGCCGACCGGGCGCTGGAGGGCCTGCAGCGGGCAGAGGAGCAGGTGGAGGAGCTGCGGGCGCTGTGTAGCCCAGCGAGCGAGGATCCCGCCGATCCTGGTCCTGTTGGCTCTGCCGGCGTGCTGGAGAACCTCGGGCGTGCTCGGCAGAAGATTCTCGCGTGGGCAGACACCGCCGCCGCTGCGGTTCAGGCGCTGAGCCCCCCCAGCAGCCAGTAGGGACGGGGGATCTGCCCGTCAAGCCCCAACCGCCCCCGGTGCCGCCATGGTGCCGGGGGCTTTTTGCCGGCGGCCTGTCACTACCTGTCCCTACCTGTCCCTACCTGTCCCTACCTGTCCTGAGAGGTAGTGACAGCTTAAAACCATTGCGCCGGAAGCGATCTCGGGCCTGTCACTACCTGTCCCTACCTTTTATAGAAGAAGAAATAGATAAGGGGAAGAGGAAGGGGGAGAAAAGGGCTTATATACGAAAAAGGTAAGGACAGGTAGTGACGCCCCCCCCCCTGGCACAGAAAAACCCTGCCATAGACAGGGTTTACAGCCGTCACTACCTGTTGAGACAGGTAGTGACGGGGTAGGGACAGGTAGGGACAGGTAGGGACACCTGGCGCCTCGCTAACCGCCCCCCTGGCTCTCCAGATACCAGCGCCAGGCCTTGACGCCATCCACGCGGACTTGCCTCCTGCTCCATCCGTGAGGGCTGAGGATGCCGCCGACTTCCATCTGGTCTGCTCTGGTCTGACGGTCGATCGGCTTGTCTATGGCTTCTGTCAACACGTCAGCAGACGTGAAACCTGGCTGATTGCCTCGCAGCTGCAACCAGCGGAGGACAGCAGGCGTCCAAACGGACTCAATTCGATATAAATCATTTTCGGTTTCAATTTTCTCTTCCAATTCAGAAGGCAGATAATTATGTGCGCCTTTCCTGTACTCTGCCATTGCACCAGCCCAAAGAGAGTCCCTCTGATTTGCCAACGTGTCACAATCAATAGGACAAGTCTTTGTGCAAGTTGTAGGAATGACCCAGAATCGCCTAGATCCTGTATCATCTAGCAAAAATCCATCTTTTCGATTAGTTGAACCTACGATAATTCCCCTTCTTGGAAAGGTGTTGGTTGCTTTTCCATAGGGGACCCGAAAAACATCAGAAGATTGTGATAAGAAGTTTTTGATCTGCCCCGCATGGCGGCGGCCCATGATGTGGTCTAGCTCTGCCCACTCCATAATCCAAGAGCGGTGAAGGATCATCAGGTCATCTTTGCTGCTGATGTCTCCAAGGCCATCAGAGAAGAAAGGCCCGCCAAGAATGCGCCAGAATGTAGATTTTCTAGCGCCTTGAGCACCTAGCAAAACACAGGCCGTGTCGTGTTTCCATCCAGGCTGAAAGGCCCTCTGCACTGCGCCGATCATGGTGCAGCGAATCATGTGATCATACAAAGTGGGATTGTCCAAGCCTTCTTGAGTGTTAGGCCTTAGATAACCACTCGCAATTCCTCCGATGTATTCAGGTTCACAATTATTCTCGCACCATTCTAAGTATTCTCTAACAGGATCATAAGGATTTTCTTTTGCCACTTCAACTAAGCAGTCAAGAGCAAGATCCTTGCTTGCTTTAATTCCAACTTGCGCGAGCTTAAGATAGTATCTATCACTGCCTTCTATTTGCTTTTCATTAAGCTCAATATTTTGCGTAAAAGTATTAAATCTTAAGCCTCCTTTTTGCCTGAGAAGTGTAAGCAATTCACCAGCTTCAACTTTCAGTGGTTTGGCTGTTGTGCCACCTTCTGGGGGCTCCGGCACCGGGGGGGGCGCCGTCGTGCCGGGATCTGCCGTCACGGGGCGGGGCTGAGGGCGCGTGTCGGGCGATTGTTGACGCCGATGAATCCATGCCAGCCGGTTGGGCCAGCCTGGGTCAGGCGTCCGAGCCGTGCCGGTTGCGGATCGGATGGTGGCGGCAATCTCCTGATCGTCCAGAGGTGGGGAGCACCGCGAGGCGAACGCGTGCAGGAGCTGCTCCAGAGTCCCATCAACGCGGAGGCCCTCGGCGACAGCGGCGGGAATCAACGCGTGCGCCGTGGCGGCCAGTCGGAAGGCGTCAGCATTTCGGCTGCCGCTGGGGGCTCCTGCTGCGGCCAGGAGCCTGAGGGATCGGGGCAGGAGATCCTCCAGCGCCACGGTCTGAAAGCTGCTGATCGTTCCCGCCGGTGCCGCCGGTGCCGGTGCCGGTGCTGGTGGTGCTGGTGGCGGTGCTGCTGCTGGTGGCGTCTCTTCTGGCGAGACGAGCTCGTCAATGTCCTCAGGCCAGTAGCGGCTGCCGGTTTCGTTGATGATTCGTGCCACCCCTGCGGAAGTTCCATAGGCTCGGAGGTAGTGGCTGCCCGGGAGGCGCATGACGCGCGAGGGGTTGCAGCAGGAGCGGTCTGATTTGCAGTGGGCGATCAGGCGGGATGTGATGGCCCGCCAGTGATCAGGAGCAATGGGCCGATGAAGCACCCAGTAGCAATGAACGCTTTTCCCGCCCGTGGCCACCATGAAGGTGGGCTCTGGCAGCCTCAGCTCCCGCCAAGCATTTTGCTGCCAGGGGATCGGCCGGTCATCCCACTCAACAAACAGCGCCGGAACGTCAGTGATCGAGCGGTCCAGATCGCCGCCGTTCCCGACGACCATGTAGCAGCCACGACCTTCGGTTTGCCATGAGTTGAACAGGCGGTTAGAGAAACCGCCTTTGCGGCCTCGATCGCGTGCCTTGTCCGGATGGCTGGCGGGGAGGAAAGCCCGAAACCGCGCGGTTCTGGTGTCTTTGTCCAGCAGCTCAAGGAAGCGGGTGACTTCTGAGATGTCCACCGCCAGGGAGGGGGCGGCCACCATTAGCGGTTGAGCGCTGGGGAGGGGGCGGCCATGGCGCGGTCGATGGCGTCGCGGATGACGGCGGCCATTGGTCGGCCGGGCTGTGACTGGGTGCGGATCCAGTCGCGCTGATCGGGCCTGAGGTGGACGAGTGTGGGCTGCATCCGCTGGGCCATGGCACCTATATAGGGTATGTATAGGTTAGCGCATGCCCTGGCCGCCGTCGCCGTCGCCGTCGCCGTCGCCGCCTGCCGGTGGGCGCCCGGCCCGTTCCTGCTGTCCCCGAGTTGACCGTCGTTTCCAGGGGGGCTCATCGGCATCCCACTGAGCCATGGCGTCAGCCACCAAAAACCGTACAAAGCTGTCACGCGAGAGGCCCCCTAACTCCATCCGCATCTGGTCAATCCACTGGCGATGCTCGTCTGTGATCCTGACGATGGTGGATGTTTTTCGGGTGGCCATGGCTGGTCTGTTTCAAAAAGTGTAGCATCATGCTGCATCATGCTGCATCATGCTACACTCTGGGCTATGGGGGATCTCTCCCCCTCCTGCTCACCCGCTCATGGATCACATGGCGCGAATTGTTCGCGGCGGCTCTTGGTTCAACGATCCTCTCGACTGCCGCTCGGCTTACCGCTTCAGTAGCCACCCGGTCGTCCGCAATCAGGCCAGGGGTTTTCGCGTCTGTTGCCTCTCCCAGTCACGCCAAATCTTCACTCGCATTTCCCCCATGACTGACTTTTCCAACCTGATTTCCATGGTTCAGGTCCCCGCCGGATCGTTCCTGATGGGCTCGCCGCCAGATGAGAAGGGGCGCTACGCCGATGAAGGACCCCAGCATGAGGTGACGCTGGAGAGCTTCCTCATGGGCCGCACCCCTATCACACAAGCGCAGTGGCGGGTGGTGGCAGAGGAGCTGCCGATGGTGATGGGGGTGCTGAACCCTGATCCGAGTTTGTTTAAGGGCGACGATCGCCCTGTCGAGAAGGTGAGCTGGCACGACGCCGTGGAGTTCTGCGCCCGCCTGAGCCAGGCCACAGGTCGCGCCTTTTCCCTCCCTAGCGAAGCCCAGTGGGAATATGCCTGCCGAGCAGGCACTACCACGCCGTTTCCCTTCGGGGAAACGATCAGCCCGGAGCACGCCAACTTCAACTCAAATGCCACCACGCCCGTGGGGCAGTACTCCGCCAATGCCTGGGGCCTTCAGGACATGAACGGAAATGTCTGGGAATGGTGCAAAGATCACTGGCACGACTCGTACAACGGGTCTCCTGCCGATGGGAGCGCTTGGGAAGACTGCCTGGGAAAGCTTTCAGGCGCCTCAGGCGCGGCGGCTCCTGGTTCGACCTACACCGCCTCTGCCGCTCGGCCTGCCGGCGCAGCTACCACCCGGCCAACCTCATTGACTTCGTTGGGTTCCGCGTCTCTGTCTGTTGCCCAGGATGACACCCTGGGAAAGTACGTAGGCGCCTCCTTCGCGGCGGCTCCTGGTTCTACGAGCCCAACAACTGCCGCTCGGCCTCCCGGCTCAGGTGCCGCCCGGCCGTCCTCAGCGGCAACGTTGGGTTCCGCGTCTGCTGCCCAGGATGACTGCCTGGGAAAGACACCAGGAGCCTTTTGCGCGGCGGCTCCTGGTTCTACGAGCCCAACAACTGCCGCTCGGCCTCCCGGCTCAGGTGCCGCCCGGCCGTCCTCAGCGGCAACGTTGGGTTCCGCGTCTGCTGCCCAGGATGACTGCCTGGGAAAGTCCTCAGGCGCCTTTTGCGCGGCGGCTCCTGGTACGGCGGCACTCGCGACTGCCGCGCCGCCTACCGGGACAGCGATCACCCGGCCAACATCGGCGCCAACGTTGGGTTCCGCGTCTGTGTCTGTTTCCCAGGATGACTGCCTGGGAAAGCCCTCAGGCGCCGCCTCTTGCGCGGCGGCTCTTGGTTCTGCGGTCCTCTCGACTGCCGCTCGGCTTCCCGCTACGGGTTTCACCCGGACAACCGCGATCGGGGCTTGGGGTTCCGCGTCTGTGTCTGTTTCCCAGGATGAACGCATCCTGCGCGGCGGCTCCTGGGAATTCGGCGCTCCCCGCTTCTGCCGCTCGGCCTTCCGGAACGGCGCCCACCCGGCCGACATCGACGCCAATGTTGGGTTCCGCGTCTGCCTCTCCTGATATGCGAATCCTGCGCGGCGGCTCTTGGTTCGACGATCCTCGCTACTGCCGCTCGGCTTACCGCGACAGGGCCCACCCGGACGCCCACCTTCAGAACAGGGGTTTCCGCGTCTGTTGCCTCCCCAGGACTTGATTCTTTACCCTAATGCTTAAAAATGCTTAAGAATGATCGCTGGATTAAAGAGCAGGCCGCCCTGGGAATGCTCCAACCCTTCCAGCCCACCCTGGTCCGCCATCTAGAACCCGAGGCCCGTTCAGGCCCGGTGCTCAGTTTCGGCTGCAGCTCCTATGGCTATGACCTGCGGCTGTCGGCGAAGGAGTTTCTGATCTTTCGCCATGTGCCGGGCACGGTGATGAATCCAAAGCGGTTCAATCCAGCCAATTTGGAGCCCGTTGTCCTGGAGCGCGATGGCGACGGCGCTTACTTCATCCTTCCCGCTCATCCCTACGGGCTGGGTGTGGCTTTGGAGCGCTTGCGGGTGCCGCCCAACATCACGGTGATCTGCCTAGGCAAGAGCACCTATGCGCGACTAGGAGTCATTGCAAACATGACGCCAGCCGAAGCTAGCTGGGAGGGCCATCTCACACTGGAATTCAGCAACTCATCCGGCGCTGATTGCCGAATCTACGCCGAAGAAGGCATCTGCCAGTTGTTGTTTTTTGAAGGCGATCCCTGCGACACCACCTATGAAGATCGGCAGGGCAAATATCAGAATCAACCCGAACAGGTCACCTTGGCAAGAGTCTAATGGATTCACTTTTCTCGTTTATTTTCGGGGCGTTTTTCTGCTGGTGCTTAATGAAGCTTCGGCAAACGGCGGCACCAACGGCACCACGTTGGTGGCACTGTGACATTCATGGCGGCCAACAGCACGCCTGGGGCTGTCCCGAGTGCCTGCGCGAGTTGCGCAAGGAGCTGCGCCGCCGATGAACACCCGCGACGATCTGCAGGCGGATGTGATCGCCAGGGTGTTGGGCGCGTATGCTGATGGCGCTCGCGCCCCCGTAGCGGTCTGCGCCACAGGGTTTGGGAAAACGTTTCTGTCGGCCCACCTGATGAAGCGCTGGGCCGCGGCCGGGCAGACGACCTGGTTTCTGGCGCCGCTGGACAGCATCATGCTGGCCACCGCTCGTCGGCTGGAGGCCAACGGCCAGCGGTTCGGCTGGATTTGGGGCCAACGGGAGCAGGATCCGGACGCGCCGATCCAGATTGTTTCGGCGATGACGGCCGTTCGCAGGCTGGGGAGCCTCCGCAGGCCTGACCGGGTGATCGTCGATGAATGCCACCTCGCGGTAGCGGTCAGCTACCAGCGCGTGTTCGATGCCGTGGGCCGTCCGCTGATGTTGGGCCTGACCGGCTCGCCTCAGCGGACAGATCAGCGTGGTCTGGCAGCTGGGGGCTTTGATCGGCTGGTGCTGGGGCCTGAGGCTGCTGATCTGGTGGATCTCGGTCTGGCGCCCCCGGTGCGGGTGTTTAGCCACCCCGAGCCGCGCGTCGACAGCATTTTTATGACGCCCTTTCAGCTAGGAAACGCGCTCGAAACCTGGCAGCGGCTCGCGATCGATCCGCAGCGAGGCCCCCGGCCAACGGTGGCATTCTGCGGATCAGTAAATGCAGCCGAGTGCACCGCAGCGGACTGGGCCGCTGCTGGCTACCGGGCAATGGCGGTTCATGGGGGCAGCTCGCGTGAAGTGCGAGCCAGGGCAGAGCGAGAGCTACAGGAGGGCCATTTGGACCTGGTCGCGTGTGCTGACCTATGGATCTGTGGCATTGACATACCTGAGCTGAGCTGCGTGCTGTGGCTGCGCCACACGGATTCGGTTGTCGTTTGGATGCAGGGGAATGGCCGCAGTTATCGCCCCTGCAGCTGGCCGGACACTTTAATTCTGGATCTGGTGGGCAATGCTCGCCGGCCAGGGATTGGTCATCCGCTGGCGCGGCGCAATCATTTGTGGGAACTGGGTGGCGATGGAGGAGTAAGCAAGATGAAGGTGCAGCTCGCGCCAGTCAGCGTGTGTCCGAAGTGCAGCAGCTGCCATAGGAACGGGCCATACTGCGTTGATTGTGGATATGATTATAGAGAGCTTAAGCTGCCGAGAGGGTTGCAGATTATAAACGGACAGATTGTAGAGATGAAAATTACGGAGGAGCAGAAAGAGGCAGAAAAAAAAGCGGCAAAAAAGCGACGACAAGCCGAAGAAAAAGCTTGCTTTGTTCGTGGTAACCCGGCTGAAAGTTACAAGCTCTTTATGGCGCTTGCTATAAAGCGTGCGCACAGGGATCCAGAGGGATGGGTATATCACCAGCTTCGTATACGAGATCCAGCGACGTATGCACGTCGCTATGGTTCTCATTCCCGTTCACGCTAATCACCCGCAAAAACAATGATTAACTCAATCCGCCGTGACGCCATGGAACAACACGCATCACCCGCTCAAGGTAATAGGCCAACAGACGCCACCCCGTCGCTGGACGACCTGCTGAGCCCCACGGGTCCGTATCGCCTCCGCGTCGATGAGCCGCTGGCCGAAGATGCCCAGATGATCAATGGCGAGTGGTGGCAGCCGGAGTATGGCTGCGATTCGGTGGCACATCTCCTGGATCTGATCCGCAGCCGGATTCTGCCCCACCTGCGCCCGCCTGTGAAGGGGATCGACGTGCCTGGCCCCGATGGGGACTGGCTGGACGTCAGTGACTTGTGCATTGCCGAGGGCGTTGACGTCGCGGCAGGCGCCCGGCTGCTGCGTCGCTACCAAGAGGCGCTCCCCGCCCACGCCCTGCCGCTGCCCACCACCACCACCACCACGGAGACGACTGATGACTGACTTTCGATCTGCCAAGTCGCCTGCTGAGAGGGAGGTGGCGGCTATTCCATGCAACTGCTGGCTTGATGATGAGCCACCGTGCCCGTCTCGTTGTGTATTTGATGACCCACGCGAAGAAGTCAACAATTGCACCTTCGCAACAATGATTGAAAGTGCTAACAAGAAAAAAACAGACTGCAAGTATTATGGCGTGATGACTGATTTTCGCGTTGAACTGCAAGCGTTATTTGATGCTATAGAGCACATGTCGGCTTACTGCTTCGATGTGGAGGCATGGGAAAGTGCGCTTGACCGTGCCCGCGCCGCCCTGGCCTCCGAGCCGCAGGCCGAAGAAGATGTCGAAGCTTTTTGCTGGCTGAGGCGATCCTGCGATAGCGAGGAAGTTGAGCGATGAAACAAATCATTTTAGCTTATCACCAGATGACACAAGATCAACTTTTTTGTTTTAGATTGCTGAGTGACTTACTTGGCGGATGCAAATGTGTCCCTCTCGTATATAAAGATGGTTCGGGTATTAAAATATATATGTTTAGTGGCAGGCTGTCTACATTTGATTCCATTCTGCTGACTAAGTTGGTTTTTCTCTGCCATGACCGTTGCGTCCGGGCAGAGATAACTTCAAGCGGGTCGAATCGTGTCGGCATCGCTTTAAGCCGACGCTATAAAAGAGATGGCGCTTTTTATGAGCGTCATCCAACCATTGAGCAGGCTCTAGAGCAGCATCGCAAGGACTGGGGCAACACCTTCATAGCAAATACAAATTAACGAATCAAACTCATGAAACCCTTTTTCACTCAAAACACAGACATAGTCTGCAAGCCGACACTTGAGCAGCTTGCAAACATGGTTGCGCAAATGTGGAACACCATCGCACTGCTGCAGCAACAACAACCCCAGCCAGTGCCGGTGAGCGAGCGGCTGCCGGGGCCTGAGGATTGCGATGCGGAGGGGAGGTGCTGGATGCTGAGCAAGTGCACGCCCGAATGGCGATTGATCTCAACCAAAGATCCTGGTGTTCCACATTTGCGCTACGCCTTCTCTCACTGGCTTTCCGCCCACGCCCTGCCGCTGCCCACCACCACTACCACCGAGGAAAATGACTGACTTTCGAGCGCTGTGTGCTGAGCTGCTACGCGGGCTTGACGAAAATCGCCACCCGGAGGTGCGCTATCCAGGCGACTTACGCATTGTTATGGCACGCGCCCGCGACGCCCTTCTCCAGCAGCAACACCCCCGCGAGGTTGAGCGGAAGCAAGAGCGGCATCTCATGCCTGACGACCTGATCCGCCGATTGATGGAAGAGCTAAAAAACTTCGATGATGCTGATCCTTACCATGACTGTGCCGATTTAATACTTGAGGCTAGGCTTTTTCTTGAGAGGGAAGAGGAAAGGGCAAGTTGAGGCTCGCGCCAATGACCCCCTTTGCTCTATGCTGTGACAGCGGGTGAGTGGCCGGTTCGCCGGCCGCCATTCGCGCCAAGCATTGCCCCCGCCAAGGCGGGTTTTTTTGTGTGCGGCAGAATTGGCGCACCCGCAGAAACTCGATGAACAGCACCTCCCGGCTGGAAATCCCGATGTGCAAGGCCGTCCGAGGGGCGTTGTGCCGAGGCCCCCTGGGCCAGCCGGGTGCCGTCCGCCTGTGGGAAAACCGGGTTGGTTTGGGGTGGACCGGGCAGTTTCAACTTGTCACGCGCCACAACCTGCAGCAGCTGCGCGGTGCTCTGCGCTCCGAGGACATGATCATTCGTGGCCCGCGTGCGCTCCCGGCTGGGTTCGAGCCCGGTAGCGGGGATCTGCTGGGCTATCGCTGCGTGCGGATCGAGCCCCATCACGTGGGGCGAGTGGTGGCCGTGTTCACGTCGCTGGAGGGGAAGCGCCCTGGCGGCGGTCGGCTGGAGCCCCGTCAGCGGCAGTGGCGCGAGAATGTGGCTGCCGCAGGGGGAATTGCGGGGGTGTTCAGGTGCGAGGAGGAGGCGCGGGGAATCCTCGACAACTGGCCAGGGGTGTAGCAACATGCAGCAACATGCTACACTGATGGCGGTTGCAGCATCCCATGGACCCACCAGCACCACCAGGGTTTTCCCCCGAGCAGATCGCCGCTCTCACCGCCCCGCTCGATCGGGCCAACGTTAGCTATCGCGAGCAAGGCCGGGCCTCTGTCCCTTACCTCCGGAGCTGGCATGTGATTGCGGAAGCAAACCGCATCTTTGGCTTTGATGGCTGGCAGCGGCAAACCATCCAGGTCAGCTGCGTTGCCCAGGCCGAGCGATCCATCGGCCGGGACCAGAGGCCCGGCTGGGGTGTGACCTACACCGCCCTCGTGCGCGTCACCATCACCGCCGGTGAGCTCCCCTCTCTGGTCCGTGAGGGCAGCGGCGCCGGCCACGGCATCGACGTGGACCTGGGCCAGGCCCATGAGTCCGCCCTCAAGGAGGCCGAGACCGACGCCATGAAGCGGGCATTGATGACCTTCGGGAACCCGTTTGGCCTGGCCCTGTATGACAAGGATCAGCGGCATGTCGAGGGCGACCAGTCGCCTTCCGCGACTGGTCGGCCGTCAACCCCCCGCCGCACTTCCCCGCCGGCCTCGCCACGCCCCCAGACGCAGGATGAGCCAGCCTACACATTAGTTCATCCTAGCTCTGTGCTGGTAGGACGTGCTGAGGACCTGGCAAAAAAAGCGGGCCTGACGAATGACGGTATAGCCAACTTAGCAAGAAATTTAGCAAGTCATTTTAACTTACCAGAGACAGAAAAATTAAGCGAGCTTTCAACAGAAGCTTTATCGAATCTTTTAAAAGTAGGTATCAACGCTGAGCGTGTTGCGGTCTATAATGGAAATGATGTAAACTTTTTACTACTTCCTCGATAATTTTATTATGAACTGGACCACAAACAGTGATGCTTACGGAATATGCTCTGGCACAATATGAAGAGTCGCATATTACAACGAAGATATTTTTGCAAAAACAGACGATAATCTAGCCCACTAATCTCCACCATGTTTTCAGCTTTTAATCACTCATGAACTTATTTGATCTCACTGGCAAAGCGTTAAAAGTTGCAAGGCAAATTGAAGATTTTGCTGATCAGATGGAAGACGATCCATCTATCATTGAACAGCTGGAAGGTCTTCTCCTTGCAGAGGAACAAGCTCAAGATGCGCTCTTTGAAAAAGCTGACGCCTACTGCTGGGTCATTGAAAAGCTGCGAGCCACTGCCGCAGCTCGAAGTGATGCCGCTCAAAGACTCAAGGATCTTGCGACGCAAGATGGGCACAAAGCTGACAAGTTGGAGGAAAAGCTAATCCAATGCCTTCAAAAAGTTCAGCCAGACAAAACAAAATACATCCTTTCTAATCATAATATCATTTCCAGAAAGACATCTGTTCTTCAGCTTGAGTCAGATTTGTTGCCCGAAGAAATGCCTAAGCCGTATCAACGCATTAAAGTTGAATTTAATAGGCAAGCAATTAAGGATGCTCTTAAAGCCGGCAAGGATGTTGAAGGCGCTGCATTTGTCGAGCGCCGTTCTTGGTCCATCAAGTAACCATCAAGCAACCATCATGAACAACTACATCATCACTCTTTCAGTAACCGAAAAGATCACTTCTGACCCAGTTGCTACAGTCAAAGGTCTTGTCGTGAACAAGGCCGGGACTACTGTCCCAATAGAGGTCCATGCGTGGAACCTCACTCAAGAATTTTTAAGAAATACAAATTACAATTCTTTGATTGTGCAAGGATCTCTTAGCTTTTGCAATCAAGAGCTGGTCATTTCGGCAACAGGAGCATGGCCAATTTCTCACATTGATCCTAATCGCCTGATCTCACAGGCCACCCTAGTCGGCCGTGCTGGGCGAGAACCGGCAGGGAAGTATTTTGAATCCGGGTCGAATCTGGCTGAGTGGTCAATGGCCACCAACACGCCCCCCCGCAGAGGAGAACCTCAGCCAGCCTCAGACTGGCACAACGTCAAGGCCTGGGGCAAAACAGCCGAGATCGCAATGGATTTTGTCCGCAAGGGCACGCTGATCGCTATCACCGGACGACTGGAGATTGAATCCTGGAACGATCGATTGACTGGAGGCGAGAGATTCAAACCGGTAGTCAACTGCCAGCGGTTGGAACTGCTGGGCTCCAGATCAGACGACAGGAGGGAGGCCCCCGCCGCCGACGAGGAAGGCCACTACGACCCCGCGCCAGCCTCGGCCAGGCCGTCTGCCCCTTTCGGAGGCTGGTAGGTAATGACTCTTTACGGTCTGCGCCGGGGGCGCATGTGGCTGTGCCTCCCCAGCCCCGAGAAGCGGGTCGCGATCCTGCTGGTGACCCCCTGGATCAACCGCGCCTGTCCGCCATGGGCAGACCCTGCCGCCGCGTGGGTGCCGGGCCTGAAGCTCGCCGCCGCGTCCGGTGCCGATGCGCATGAGCCATGGGACGCTTGGCTCACTCCCTCTCTGGATCTCGCGCGGCTGCGGCAACAGATCCTCGCAGCTCTGCCTCCGTCTGAGCTGTGCATGGGCGGCTCCTACTCGATCGCTTCCATACCGGTGGATCCATAAAAAAACGGGAGGCCTCTCAGCCTCCCGCGCGATCACACTTGCCTGTGCTATTGTAGCTCGTATCGACGGAGAGGCACTGAGCTGCCCCGTTGATCCCAGCACTAAACCGATCACCTGAGCCAGTAGCACCCGCTTCGACTGCTGGCGAATGGTTGCGCCTGTGTGCTGGAGCCACATTTTACAGGATTTTTATCATGGGCTCAAATGACATTCATGATGTCAGCGTTAAAGTGCGCCGCATTTTTTACATTTCATTGTTTCAAATCTTTTTGTATATCATCGGCATTCCGCTGCTGGTGATGTATGAGCGTGTCCCAGATTATGGTGGCAGATTGCCAGCGGTTCAGCAGTTGCAGAAATAGTGTGACAGTTTGCGAACAAAGGGCGGCAACTGGCTGCGGTAGGCGTTACGGTAGATGCAACAGGCGGAGAGGCACACTGCCCCGCTTGTAACGCATTCCACTATGTCAAAGCTCCAGCTTTTTCAGGACAGATTCCAGTCTTTGCTGAAAACAGATCCATCTTACGAAGATATAATCTTGGTTCCTCTTATCTTGACATTTGAAGCAGTCAGATACCTTATTGTTACGTTAGCGCCTATTGCGCTGGCGTTGTTGCTGGTGTTTACACCGTATGCCGTTGGCTGGGAAGATGCCGAGCCGGTGATGTTTGTGACTACGTTAAGCGCTGAACGAGCGCAGAAATACATTGAAAATCAAGCAACATATAAAAATACGCAACTTAATTTATTAAATTTTCCAAGCACAAAAAAATTTGTCTTGAGACAAGTTCCTAATACAGTCTTGGCCAGGTTGTGTGACATGCGGGGTATTGCTGGGGTTCATCCAACTGACCGCGACAACATGATCAACCGCCTGAGTCAGTCATGACCACCCCGGATGCGTTGCTTGCTCTCTGGTGTCTCTGGGGCGCCTCTGTCGGCTGCCTCACCGCTCTGGTTCTCATTTATGTTCTCCGCTATGCCGCCCGTGGCTGAAACTATCGAAAGGTGTACAGAACAGCTTGCTGATGCGATCGCCGCTGATCATGCGCTGATTTATGCCATGGATCCAGCCGAACGACTGGCCATGGGTCCCCGCGCTGTTGTTGCACTTCGCCTCATTGCCATCCTCCGCCATGCCGAGGGTGTGGCGCGGGGACTTCTGGAGGGGTGTCAGGAGGCTGGCCAGGATCTGCCGGTTAGCGCAGAGGTGGCGATCCTGGCGCCGATTGACGCTATGGAGCGACTGATCAAGTCTGCTGGTCATGTGACCCGGCCGCCGGCTGACGTGATCTCGTTTCCAGGGGGGCACAGGCTCCTCACCATGACTCGGGGGGATCTGCTGTGACCAGACTTCGTTCCCTCCGTACGGCTGACATGGTCGCCGCAGCCCATCGCCGAGCCAACCGTTGGCGATTCGGCTTCTGGATCCTGGCAGCGCTCACCGTCACCCTGGCGTGGGCAGCATCCCTGGAGCGCCCCCTGAGCTGCGGAGGCCATGCGGCGCGAGACTGGCCCTCGCCTCGCTGACGGCCCGCCATGCCTGCCCCTGCCCCATCACTGATCTCCTGGTCCGTTGCTGCCAATGCCGCCGGCTGTGCGTGCTGGGTGGCCTGTAGCGGGGGGCGGTGCGGCTGGGGGGCAACAAAAGCCGCTGCGCTGCGGGACCTGGCCGGCCACAACAACAACCAAACCACTACTCACCCGCAATGATCGGAGAACCTCACACCGGCCCTGGATTGTCGCCAGGCCCTGCCATCGGCCGGAAGCGCCGCAAGCGCCGGGCTCGTGGGCGTCGCCGTTTTGCCCGTTGCGTCGGCGCCGGCTGGGACGAGTGCGCAGATTGCCAGCGGCGCACGCTGCCAGGGGGCAGGACCAGGATCAAGCCGCCAATCGTGGCGCTCTGGTGTGAAAACTACCGCCCCCCGGATCGCCCCGAGGATCAGCGGCTGAGGGAGCTGGCTAGGCGGGCTGGGGTGGGGCCGTGAGCAGTCTTCATGCCTTGCACCTAGGCGACTGCCTGGAAGTGCTGAGCAGGCTGCCTGAGGCGTCGGTTGATTCTGTTGTCACCGATCCGCCCTACGGCCTGTCATTCATGGGCAAGGGCTGGGACTACGACGTGCCCACGGTGGAGGTCTGGCGTGAGGTGTGGCGGGTGCTTAAGCCTGGTGGCCACCTGCTCGCCTTCGCCGGCACGCGCACCCAGCACCGCATGGCGGTGAACATTGAGGATGCGGGCTTCGAGATCCGCGACATGATTGCGTGGGTTTACGGCTCGGGATTCCCAAAGTCGCTGGATGTGAGCAAGGCGATTGACAAGGCTGCAGGCGCGGAACGGGAGGTGGTTGGCAGCCGGATAAAGGCAGGCATCGGCGGTTCACAAACCTTTGCGCAGGATGCGTGGACGCAGGCTAATCGCGGCCCGATTGAACTGGACATCACCGCCCCCGCCACCGCTGCCGCCCGCCAATGGCAAGGCTGGGGAACCGCCCTGAAGCCCGCGCTGGAGCCGATCACCGTCGCACGCAAGCCCCTGATCGGAACCGTCGCGGAGAACGTGCTGCGGCACGGCACGGGGGCGATCAACGTGGATGGGTGCAGGGTGGAGGGTGTGCCGCCAAGCGTTCCCCAGCCAGCCTTCAATAGTCCAACGGGGCGCACATATGGCATGAAAACAGGCGAGGGACGCAACGGTGAGATGTCCCACGCTCAAGGCCGCTGGCCCGCGAACCTGATCCACGACGGCAGCGACGAGGTGGTGGGGCTGTTTCCGCAGACGACGTCGCGGGGACACACTCCATCGGCTCGTGGTGCTGGCGGGATCTCGTGCAACGGCCACAGCGGGCAGGATGAAATCAAAGAATTGTGGTTCGACTCCGGCTCCGCCGCCCGGTTCTTCTACACCGCCAAGGCTGCCAAGTCCGAACGCCAAGGCGTCACCCATCCCACGGTCAAGCCCCTCGATCTGATGGCGTACCTGTGCCGCCTGGTGACACCACCCGGCGGGATCGTTCTGGATCCATTCATGGGCACTGGCACCACCATCATTGCGGCGCTGTCTGAGGGGTTTCAAGGTATCGGCATCGAGCGCGATCCCGCGTACTTCGCCATGGCTGAGCACCGTCTGAACGGCGCTCAGCTGGGTCTAGGGCTGGAGCTGCCAACATGACCGCCCCTGCCCTGACCAGCTCATTACATACCCACACTAATTCCAAATAATCAAAAAAGTCACACCATGAAAGACTCAACAGACGATCAACTCTTTGCAAAAGCAATTAAACTCATAACAGATAATTTAGACAATCGTGACTTTATTAAAGATCAACAACTTGCGGCAGTTATGCTGTGCTCAAACAGAACAGTTTATAGCCAATTCAATAAGCGTGTTGGAATGCCGCCAAAAGCGTATACGCGGCATCTACAAATGCTCCGCGTCAAGCAGCTATTGATAAATTCTCCCGAGTTGTCCTTATACGAAGTCTCCGCTAGATGTGGCCTCACCTACGATGCCATGGCAAAACAATTCAAGCGATCTTTGGGTATCACCCCCGCCCAAGCACGCCAACGCTAAAAGCCTGCTACACTCTTTTCATTGGTCTTTGGTCAGACCGCCAACCCTTGAACCCCTCTCCCGTGTCGCAAACGGGTGAGGGAATTTTTTTTGTAG